TTTCCACTGAAAGTAGCTCTTTTTTCAATTTGTTCTTTAAAATCTTTTTTGAAACTTTCATAATCTGCTCCGTCAATATCTCCGGCTTTTATACTTTCGGAAATACTTGTAAATATCTTATCAAACTTTAGTGATAGAAGTCTAATCTTTTTGCCAAATCCTTCTATGTCTGTAGAAAAGATCAGATCATCAAAGGCTTTTTTAGCATCCCCACCAACAACCAATACGCCTTCCGGAGTTTTATATTGCCTTTCCCTACCGACAATTTTATACAATGCCCCGGGGCCTTTAAAATGAGCACTTAATTTATCAGCTATTTTAAGAATCTTGTTTGTCGGATCGTCAATTTCTCCCTCTGAAACTTCCGTTTTTAGATCTTCATTTACTTCATTAAGTGTTTGCTTCTGATAACTTTCCATCTCACCGATTAAATTATCAAAACTTGGTAAATCAGGATTGCCTATAAGTGCATCTTCATGTAAAACTCTTGCTGCTTCTATATCGCCTGAAAAGATTGCTCCTTTAATTGTGTCCAAAAGTTCTATTTTCTGTTTTTCTTCTTTTTTAGTAAGTTGTTTTTCTTTGGCTACTAATTCTTGTTGTTTTTTAGGTAAATCAAATTCAACTTTAGATTTTGTCTCAATTTCCGCAATATCTCCGATATCTTCACTTGTTAGTCTATTAGCTGGTATTTTTTCAAGATCTGCCACTAGGGGATCGCCATCCTGAACCTGAATAGGAGACATTTCTCCAGTAGGGGAGGGCGGGGGAGTGGGTGCGGAAATCTGCGGTTTTTCTACTCCTTTAGGTTGGGTGGGTGAAAAGTCTTTAATTACCCTAGCGTTAGTTTGTAATCTGTCTGGTAAGTGAATTTCTCCCTGTGAAATACGGACATCTTTTCTATTAAGTAAATCTGATGCTTTTACCTGAACTGAATACACGGGTCCACCAAAACCTTGGTCTATCCCTCTTTTGGCGAATAACTCCGAGTGTGCAGGATTAGGCGACCAGAATTTACCAATCTTAGAAGCTGCATCAGATTCAAAGGGACTTGGCCTGTCTGCTTTATTTACACCACGATAAAGAGTAATTGTTGGGTCTTCTCCAAACTCCTTAACTAGTTCGGCCTTTATTTTCTTGGGGTCATTTAGGTTATTTATATTTCGTTGTGCGAAGTTCCTTATTTGTTGATATAAGTCTGTGTTGTCTCCCCCTACTCCTTTAGGTTGGGTGGGTTGTAATTTTTCAACCAACACTCCACCATCACTATCCTTTGCCACAATTCGGTAATTATCTAACTTAACTGGTTCAACTTTTCCGTACCTCTTGGCTGATTCTTCCGTTTGAGTAAGCCAGACAAGTCTTTCACTTGGTATATCTTTAAAAACTATTCCTTTCTCCGCCTTAATATCTTTGTTACCTAACTCTTTTCTTTCAAAATTAACAATGTCTTGTGCGGGCAAACCTCTTGGTATAGAACCTTCTCCGCCACCACGATAAAAAGTTTCTATTTCTCCCGCTTTTCCAGCCTCACGACCTTCTGTAATCGTTTTTAAAGGGGGTTTCTTCTCTGTAACCACTTCCTGTTCAAGTCCTGATACTAAACTCTTGGGTTTTTCGGGTACAACAGGAACTTTTACTTCTACACCAACCTTACCCAACTTACTCTGTATGAAATCATAAGCGGCAGCATATTTCTTTTCTATTACCCCAGCTTTTTTTAAAGTATTGTAAGCACTATTTAGATTTTTTCTTATTGCAATATTTTCAGGTTTTGGATTAAGAGTAAAAGTATCTGGGTATTTTACCGTCTGCTTTCTCCATGCCAGATTAACTTCTTTTAAAGAAGCGTTTGGTTTCACTCCAAGTATCTTACTAACCTTAGTTAATTCTTCAGTTTTTAAGTTAAGTGAATTAAGCTTTTTACTGACAAATGGCTTAACAAACATAGTTGCCAAAAAGACAATATCTATTGCCTCTGCCAAATTGATGTTATCGGTAAATACTTCTCCAAACCCGGGTTGGTTATTTATACCTTTCAACGGAGTTTCCAAAAGCTCATTAGCATCAATTTTCCCCTGTAAGTATTGCCTTACTCCCTTCCAAGAATTAAGTCCAGCCCCTATTAAGGGAGCTGCTGGTTTAGCACGCCAAGCTACATTAAGTATTCCTACTCCATTTTTCAATAATGTACTTACATACTCTTTCGGTTGAATAGGTTTTCCTATTACTGCTCTATAAACCATGTAAGCAGGAGTCAGCTTAGCAATACCATCAATTTCACCAACCGCCTTAGCTGTATCTTCTACATACTGGATTGCTGGCGCAAAATCACTGACAAACTTTTTGGGTAATTGAGGTATCCCTTCTTTCAGCCTTTGAACTCCTCCCTTAAAGCCTCCTGGAACTTCAGTAAGGGGATTGTATGTTACATAAGGCTTTACTTTTTCAAACAAGGGCTGAATTTTAATACCGCTTAGTTTACTTGCTACAGTATCAGATATTTGCTTGAAAAGACTTCCGGCTTTCTCTTTAAAGCCTGATTTTTTTTCAGCTTGGGGTTGTTCCGTAAATAATAACTTGTTACGTCTTTCCTGAAAACTATTCCCTCCTGAAGTTGATTGTACAAAAGGCGTGGGCGTAAGGTTTTCTCCTCCACCTATTAGCTGGTTACGTCTTTCCTGAAAAGAGGGTTGCATAATCTATCTTAAATATATGGCGCATATTCCGGATAAGCTTGTACGGCTTCTTCTCTTGTATAAAGTTTGTTTTTTATATCATCCTTAATTTGATTGACATTAGCTTTATCCCCGGAAGTTAAAGATTCAACCCCTCCTGCTTTGCTTACTCCGAAGATCTTATTCAGTTGTTCCGAAGATTCACTGGCAGGTCCCCAATCATCATTTTGATGGAAAGTATTATAAACCGAAAGGACCTCATCTTTTGAAAAGACTCCGACATACTTTTTAGCAAGTTCTGTCAAATTCATCCAATTGGAGACATCTGTCTTTAGTTTTTGCAGGTTTTTACTTCCTAACTCTCCTCCGCCCCCGGATCCGCCTCCAACTTTCCCTAGTGAAGTTGTATTTATAATATTTCCTGTATTTACATCAACAATGGATAATGTTACGTTTCCATTATCGTCTGTATTATCAAATACTTGGGGTTTGATAGCCTCCTGTTTTTGCTTGTCTGCAATTCCTTGAATCAAAGAAGTGGGAATCCCTGTTGCAACCGCATAACTGGCAATATCTTCTCCTGTTGCATTAGTCAATCCTCCGGCAGAAAGAAGCGAATTAAAAACACTCAGTTGGTTTTTATAAGCTTCATTGCTTATATCATATTGCTTCATAGCCAAATTGACCTTAATTTCAGCATCAGCTAACTTCATGGCTCTTTCATTTTGAAGCGTTGTAGCATCATCATTATACTTTTCGTTTATCTTTGCTATTTTACCCACCCTTGTTGCTTCAGAATAAAAAGGATTGTCATTGACGATTGCTACCGCTTCATCTCTTGCTTTTTGTTTCGCCGTTATTTCCTCATTTAACTTCTGGATCTCAGGGCTTTTGTAACTGCTTTCATAAATTGCATTTAAGTCTATTGTTGGTTGTGTCAATCCGAATCCTGCTCTAGCACCCATCCCGGTTCCAACTCCGTATTCTGCTGCCAATTCAGCCGCCCTCGGTCCGTTTGCCGCATTTCTGGCATCTGTGGGGTTATAACCTTTAGATATTAATGCCTGTTCCAAAGCACTTGACCCTCCACCTCCACCCGGAGACACAGGCTGAGCAGTTGCCTGTGTCTGTATGGGGGAAGGAACTAAAGATGGTTGTGTAGCTTGCAAAACTCCTGTTTTACCAACAGCATAAGCAGCATTTCCCTTGCCTTGACCGCCTGTTGCATTATAATCGGCAATCAATTCCGGATCTTGCCAGCCAGTATAGCCTGGATAAGCTTGTCTTATTTGTTGTGCAGTAGCCATTTATATTGAGAATTTACCTATTTCTCCTACTTGTTTTCCATAATAATTAGGAATATCAAATTGCGGATGGTCTTTACGTTGATCTCTTTGTTGTCTCTGGAGGACTTTTCTGAAGATTCTGCTTAAAATATTGGTAGCTTCTGATTCTTCTGCCTGTGAAAGTTTTTTATCAATTTTTGCAATAGCCACACTTAATGCCTTTTTAACAATAGCTTCGTTTCCAGAATCGTCATGGTCCGAAAAGATTGTCTTATCTCCACTTGCAGATAGTTGAGTAGCCTGTATAGAACCCCAAATATCAAAATTGTCAGTTCCTGTCCCAGGAGTAGGGAAAATAAATATCTGCCTGCCAAAATCCGCAAAAATTCGGGTATTAGTATCTGTGGAATTATTTAATTTATAATCAAGCCAGTCCTCAAAAGCTTTTCTGTCATATTCTTTATCATCTATGATAATCCGGCTTATAGAATCTGTCCTAAAGTCCGTTGGATAGTCATAGTAGTAGTCTCCGTTTGTAGAAGTATACTTGTCTCTTTCAAGCTGGGGCCAAAGATAAAGCGAAGTAGCCCATAAATGAGCATCTTTAATCAAAGTTTGAATACGCGCAGTCGGGAAAAGAGTACTGTTGGTACTTGCCATTAAGCGAGCAAGTAATTCTGTCTGCATTTCGGAGTATGTTTGCATATTCTTATTCTAATTACTTTATTATGATTTGTCTAACAATTATTTACCTAAAATAATGTAAGTTAATGATGTATCAACAACTTCAGCAGTTAAATTATCTAACAGGTGTCTGCAAAATTGCAATTTAGCGGTGTGATCTCCTTTTATAACAGTAACAAGCGTTGATGCAGACCAAAACGGCCTGCATCTGGTAAAACCAGCATCACTTGTGTCATGCCAATATAAAACAGAGTTAAAGCCATAAGTAGAATTAGGATAGAGAACACCATTTATATTTAGTCCGATAAACACCCTGATAATCCCTTCATTGGCCCAATCAGAAGCCCCTGCGGAGGCAGAACATAAAAACAAAACTCTTGTATCTCTGTCTGTTGAGAAAGTTAAAGTAGTGCTAGTCAAATCAACAAAAGCTGTTGATGTTGTCATTCTTGAGTTACCATAACTTTCAACACTGTCTATTGTAAAGTTATTAACTGATACCAAACCCTTACTGTCAATCACGCTTCCCTTAACACCAGTCGTATTTATTCTTTCGTTGATAACTTCAGTTGCAACTATATTAGTAAAAATCGGTTTATCCTCAACTTCAATCGGGAAGTAAACCTTATCTTTTTCTTCTGTTTTGTTTGATTCCGGTTTATAAGTTTCTATTAAATTATCTTCCATGTTATTCAAAAAATACTTCTATAGGCGGATAAACTTCCGGGGATGTACTTCCTGTTGGTGTTAAAGTTATCTGAAATTCAAAAATCTTTCCTTCGGCCCCGACAAAAAATACCGCTTCTGTTTCGCCTACTGCATTAAAGGTTGTTCCTCCTCCTTCAAGTCTTGCAGAAGTCCATGAACTTGCTTTGTTTATTTTATACTTAAGGGAAATACTTGTTCCGGAAGCAATCGGCTTTGTAGATAACCTTACAGAGTGCCAATTTATAGTCTTATTCGGATATCCGGGAGGAGCTTTTAATTCCAGTGATTCATAAACAGCCGCTTTTTTAGTTTGGGCATAATCTATTACTTGAAGTTTATAATTATATCCAATCCCTGTAGGCTGCCTGTAAGAAACAAAGATACCGCTTGTCCACTTTCTGACGGAGTAAATATAGTCACAATCCAATGGATAATCCAAATTAAGAACATAAGGTGAGTTTTTATTTTTCCGGCCAAAAGTATAAATTCCATTTGAACTGCGGTCCTGAGCATAAGTATCAGTATCAAACATTCCGAAAAGAGCTAAACTTCCATCTACATCAGTGTTTTCCATACTACCAAAAAGTCCTCCTGTTGCATCTACAGGAAAGGAAGTAATAGGAACAGTACTTACAAAATCTGATGAGTAAATCTGGGAATTAGTATTAGGAGCTAAAGAATATTCACCTAAAAGTAATTTTAAATCCGTATCTACCAAAGATTTTATATTATCAATTGGAATAGTGGTTTTTTTATTCCACGATAGAGAAACTGTGTCCCACAAAAATAATTCCGAATTGCTTAAATCATTAGCGTAGGATGCTCCTATTAGAGCATAACCTTCTCTATCAAGAAGTGAATTTGAAATTAAATTTTTACCCAAATCAAGGGCATTAGTAGTATATGAGCTGTCATACGCAATCATACCTATATATCTGCCGTTACAAAAAAGCAAATTACCGTTAATCCATCTCATTGTATGGTTTGAACTATCAGTTATGTTTTTTGGGTAACCACCTGTTGCATCCACATCACTCCAATTTGCAAGTCCGGGAATCTCTTTGCGGTGAATCGTATTAACTGCAACCCAGTAAATGTAGCTTTTTCCGTCACTTTCATGCCCTATTCCCACCCCTGTTAATCCAAGCATATTAGAAGCATGGGTATATACCAAAGTAGCTTGCCAATCATCTGCAATCTGATATATTTTAGAAGATCCGAAAGCATACATATTAAAATCAGGAGCAGGAAGAAGGTGTGAAATATATTCGGTAATAGGAGTATCAAGGTCAACAAAAGCCTGTTGGCAGGATAATGAATCAGTTTTTTTTCTTATATCAAGCGCGGATCCGAATTTAAAAGATCCGGTAATACCTTTTTCATCAAAATCTGAAATACCACCCCTGAAAGATTTTATAATGTAGCTGCTCATATATTTATTTTACACTAATACCTTGTATTCCAACCTGTACCTCTTGTTGAATACCTTGTATTCCAACCTGTACCTCTTGTTGAATACCTGTCAAGCCACACTTCAGGACTTGGGCTTGGTGAAGGACTAATTGAAACTGATGGACTGACCGAAACCGAAGGACTCACAGAAGGGCTTAAACTCTGACTTTTGCTTGGACTCTCACTTGGACTTAAAGACGGACTTTTTGATGGACTTAAAGACGGACTAACTGACCCTGATGGCGAGATAGATGGACTCAGACTAGGGCTTTTACTTGGTGAAAGAGAAATGCTGGGTGAGACAGATGGGCTTAGACTTGGGCTTTTTGATGGACTCAGACTAGGACTAACTGAAATAGATGGACTAACCGAAGGAGATACTGATGGGCTTTTTGAAACTGATGGACTAACACTAGGCGAGGCTGATGGACTTAAAGACGGACTTAAAGAAAGTCCTGTTTCAAATGTATAGTAAGCAACCAAACTCGGATCATTTGTGGGACTGGGAATTTCTGAATCCTTATAAGTACTAATTTCAGTAAGAGTTCTTACATCATTCCAAGCTCTTGCTTCATCCATTAAACCGTCATTTTCTGCACCAGCACCGACACTTCCTAATTCAAAATCTCCGGAAGAATTTTGAGTTGATGTAAGAGTTGTAATAACGTCGCTTCCAAGTTGGACACCATTAACATAAAACTTTGCGACACCGCTTGCAAAGGTTACTGCGTAATGATAATAAACTCCAAGCGTGGGAATGTGTGCAATTGAAACGGCCGATTCCAACGCCGGATTAAATAAGAAAAGTCTAAGTTTATAAACACCTCCACCACTGTCCCAAATGTTTAAAGAATATGCTGATATTTTAGAAATTAGTCCAGTAGATAATCCACTTGGTAAAGACTCCCACTTAAACGAACATTCCAAGGTAAAATTATTTAATAAATCCAGTCCATTTTGACTAGCATCCGGAATATATAATCTTTGGGCTGAGCTTCTTTCAAAGTCAGCAGCAACAGAAGAGGCAGCAAAAGGAGTATCACCTGATCCTGTAACCCCATTTTCGTTAGTTAAATGATTACCACTCGCACTCTTGTCGGTTATATCCAAAACTACAACAGACGGGGAAACTGATGGGCTGATAGAGGGTGAGATACTAGGAGACAAACTTGGTGAAAAGCTTGGAGACAGAGATGGGCTTTTTGACGGACTTAAGCTAGGACTAGGTGAGGGAGAAAGACTTACAGACGGAGATATACTTGGACTCTTGCTTGGACTTACAGACGGACTTAATGAGACCGATGGACTGACTGAAGGACTAGCACTAGGACTTAAGGAAGGGCTTTTTGACAGACTTAAGCTAGGAGATAAAGAAGGACTCACACTAGGTGACAAGCTGGGGCTTAAAGATACTGATGGACTTACAGACGGACTTAATGAGACCGATGGACTGACTGAAGGCGACACACTTGGACTCAGAGATGGGGAAAGACTGGGACTTAAAGATACCGAAGGACTAACCGAGGGGCTTACTGACGGACTAATGCTGGGTGATAGGCTTACACTCGGCGAAACCGAAGGTGAAAGGCTCGGTGATAAGCTCGGACTCAGACTGACCGATGGTGATACCGAGGGGCTTATACTTGGTGACAAAGATGGACTTAAGCTCACACTGGGAGAAACACTGGGAGATAGACTTGGACTCAGCGATACACTGGGAGAAACGGAGGGTGAAGCACTGGGAGATAATGAGGGTGAAAAGCTAGTTCCCCCTCCTGCTGTATAGGTAGCGTAGATGGAATGCTTTCTATTTTGGGGCGAATCTTCAACTAACGTACTAGGCCAACCAGCATCAAAATCAATACCTAAGTCTCCAAATGTATCTCCGACTGTATCGTAAGCAAAATAACACGAACGCGCTGCAACACCGTCGTAATCGGAATTACTAGCTAAAGCATATGTTCCTGCTACTAATGTCGGATTTGTTGTAAAGGTATAATTTAACCAACCTTGTGAAGCAGAAGTTATAGTTGTATTTTGTGTAGCTCCATTAGTTTGTAGATTATGAGTAGCTGCATTATCGTAAATTGCAGACGAAGAAGGGACTTCGGTTGTTATAGTTCTTCTCCAAGAAGCCGTTAATTTAGTTATTTCGCCATCTTCACTTAAAGTTGCAGCAGTCCCCCAAGGTCTATCTCCGGCAAAAATATCACTAGCACCGATACTTTCGTACCCAAACGTTGGGTCAACAATTACTGGATAAACTGCATTATCAAGCCATGTTTGGTCTATAGTTACTGTCAGAAGTCCATTTTGTTCATTTATATTTAACTGTCCCCATGTTTCCTTTCCATTGGCGTCTGTTATTTTTGGTCTATAAATATGAAATGCTTTACCTACCTTATACTCCATTCCTGCCGCATCATTCATTCCGCCTTTAGTTTTGTGATAAACGGCGTAGCTTCCCTCTACGTTGGCAGGTCTTGAGGCCCCTTCGTCTATTTCTTGTTGGGTTAGAGCTGGTTGGTAGAAGAAATCTAAAGATTTCGTTTCAATCGTAAATTCAAGTACATTAGAAGCTGGTTTTTCTTTTAAAATGACTTCAAATTCATATCCACCATCTTCTGATAACTCTGGTTTGTCGTAGAAGTGGACTTCTTTAGTTCCGTTGACCCATTTGATTACTTCTTTGTCGGTTTCTACTGTGGCTTTTGTGTAGTCATCTTCTTTTAAACGGACTGAAGTATTTACTTCATTGTCCCATCTGGAAATTTTAATCTGAGGATAAAATAAGTCAGGTTGTTTGTCATCACCAACAATTACTTCTATACGGTCTTTTGGATTGCTTTTAGCAGTTTGTTTGAAAGATTCATTAGCAAATTCGTATTTTGCCGATATCTCTGAACTTATCTTGGTTAGATCAACTTTCTTTTCCATATAACAAAGTATGAAGTTTCCTTACCAGTCCCGAAGGTGTTAGGAAGAATTAACTACTAAACTTATTCTACTACACTTTTAAGTCTATCTAAATCTTTTTGTTCCCAATCAGGCACAGGCCAGAACTTTTCAACCAGCCAGGAGACAGGATGAATTGCCTTGTCCCACTTGTTTTTCCAGAAGAGATCCCTCACATTTTTTTTCACTTTTTCTTGATCGCGGCCAGAGACGGGCCAAGGAAAACCAAAGTTACTTTTAGTTCTGAAAAGATGTGCATACCAAGTATTATGATTACAAAGAACCATACCGCCGGAAAGCCAAGTTTTACAAGCTACTTCAATTCCCTGATTTCCCCAATTACCAAGCTTTTCATCACACAGATTAAGTTCCCAATACTTTTTCCGGGTACACATAAAAGAGGATCCCTGTAAAGACATTGATTGTGTAAGTCCTTTTTCTTCTTTGTCTTTTATATACTCCGGTCTATGTTTGTAATCTTCAAAATACTTGAACTGAGGAGTTTTGTTAAAACAATAAGAAGTACTCTGTGGCCTTCTTTTACCGATCCAGAGCATTTTCCGCTTCATTTCATTACCGCAGTTAGGACACTTAGGGATTCTATCCTGATATTCCCTCTTTCCGCATTTATAGCACTTCCAGTCAAATGCCCAAAGATTGCGCATAATAGGAACCATAGTTACGTTATCTCCGGTTTTCTTAAAAGCCTCTATCATTTTTCTGTCAAATCCCTGGTCAAAAGAACAATGAGCATCAACCTTCATAATATATTTAGCTTTGCTTAATTTACATGCTAAATTAGCAGCTCCTCTCTGGCCTACACTTTTAGGAACATAAATGATGTTTACCCTGTCATTTTGCGGGACCGGAGGATCAGTCCACTCTCCATCTAATAAAGCAATTATTTCTGTGTCTGCTTCTCTATGTTGAAGAATGTCCTCAATAGTATTTTTGAGGAACATTTCATTTCTTGAAGGTATTAAGATTGAAAGATCCATTTTTTGTTCTTTTCTAATATCCCTCTTTCAGCAAGAAATCTAGCCTTTAATGCCTTGAATAAGTTTTTATATCTTCCAAGATTTATCGTCTTTCCGTTTAATTGAATACCAGCCCTCCATTTTTTATTCTGTTTATCCCAATAAACACCCTTGAATCCCGACTTATTGTGTTTGTACATCCCTATATTAAAGTGATTGATACTATTGGTAACAGTTCGGAGATTCTTTTTTCTGTTATCTAATTTATTACGATTTATATGATCTGTTTGAAAATCTTCAGGCGTGTTGTGAATAAGTCGGTGTAAAGTTATATTTTTCCCATTCTCTTTTCTTATAACATATCCTTTTGTACTGATTCCCCACTTCCATTGATTGAAGAAAACGAAATCTTCGTCATCAACTAAAGTAAAGAGGTTTGAGTATTTCTTGGTACTAATGTTTATTTTCTTCATTTGATTTAATCCATTCCTTATTTTTTTCTAATATACCTCTTGTTATTTTAGGATTATACCCTAAAGATTCGGCAAATGCACACCAAGCATAGATATCTTTAGGTATACACTTAGAATTGAAACCCCTTTTCTCCGGATATATAAAAGTCCACCAAAGATTAAACCGGGGATCATCTCCGTAAACCGCATCTCTTATTGTGTAATAATCAATTCCTGCTTTTTGACAGACATCGTATAGCTCCTGACATTGAGCTACTTTAAAGGAAATTGCGCGGTTTTCAGTAAGCTTAATTACTTCAGCTTCATAGGCAGTAACTTGCCGAATATTGGTATTAGCATTATAAACAGTCGTGTATAAATCTATAAGTTCTTTCCTGTCTTTTGCTTCACCACCAATTATTAAAAACTGCCTAGTTCTCGGATCCAACATTGGATGAGCAGGCGTTTCCCCAAGATACTCAGGCTGCATAACGATATTCTTTTTATACTTTTCAATCAAATAATCACAAGTTCCCGGATTAACAGTTGAAC